AAGAATAAGAGAATATGGTGGGCCTGATTTACCAGGTAAACAGATAACTGCTGAAATTAAACGTAAGTTTGCAAGAGCATTAAATTTTGATGGTGGACAAAAAGTAGAAACTTTATGGAGAGACGATACCTCTACTTCAAGAAAACCTGATACGGTTGAAATTAGATTTAGAGCAAAACAAAGTGGTTCTGCAGATTCTACTGAATTTGTCAGTCAGTCTTTAGTTGAATCTGGTGAGAAGTGGGGTATAACATTATTTGAGGGATTGGGTACTACACCACAAGGTAGATTAGGATTTAGAATATCTGGTAGTGCTGGTTTTCTTGAGGCCTCATCAAGTTTATTAAATTTTCTTGATGGAGACTTTTGGTCTGTAATGTTATCACGTGAGAGTGCAAGTGACTCTAATGACATTGACCAAACATTTAAGTTAACAACCAAACAATATAACGCAGGAAAGAGTGACATATTATATAGTGATACCGCAACATTATTTGTCTGTGGTTCAAGTGGAAATGCTGCATCTGCTTCTTACCTAACATCATGGGAGTCTGATGAGAACTTATACTTAGGTGGTTCCTCTGATAAATTTGGTGCACAATTTACTGGTTCATTAATGGAGTTCAGAATGTGGAACCAACCACTAACTGAATCTGCATTTGATAATCATGTAAAGTCACCACAATCAATAAATGGAAACCATGCTTCAGCTTCCTTTACAGATTTAGCATTGAGATTTACACTTGACGAAAGTATAAATCATGGAACGGGTTCTAAGTTTATCAAGAATGTTGCAAGAGGAAATTACACACCTACAGTTCCATATACAGGTAGTGCAAAAGATTTTGCAGATAAAAATTCTTATGGTGGTGTAAATGATGAGATAAAAACATTTGTACCTAACATTGGTGCGTCAAGATACTCAACAACAAAGGTAAGAGTTGAAAACAATGAACTACTTGAGGGTAGGAATTTAAGTTACAATAATAGAGCTGAAATATCTGCTTTTGATTTTGCACCTGTTGAGTCTAACAAAATTGGAATTTATTTTTCACCATCCGATGTAATAAATGAAGATATTATAGAGAGTGTTGCTGACTTAGATTTTAATCAGTACTTAGGTGACCCACGTGATGTACAGAGTGAAACATACAGAGGATTGTCTACTATAAGGGACTCATACTTTCAAAAGTATAATAGTCCAAATGATATATGGGACTACATAAGATTATTAAAATTCTACGACTTAAGTCTATTTGATATGGCAAGACAAATGGTTCCTGCACGTGCAAATGCTACATTGGGATTATTGATTGAACCAAATATATTAGAACGTTCTAAAGAAATAGTAACTAAGATACCTGAGATAGAACACATACACTTAGAAGACAGAATAAATGTTTGGGGACAAAACGACCTTGATAATCCGTCTGTAGTTAGTATGTCAGCTGAAGAGTCTTACTTTGAGGGTTCAGGTTCGTATGAAGAGATACAAGGTAGATTTGCAAGACCATCATTATATAAATTATCAGGTTCTTCTGATGCAAGGAATGCAGATTATTTTAAATTCTCATATAATGAAAATTCAGCTTCGGTAAGTACTGGTGTATTAAAAATATTTGAAGAGGCTGTACAACCTTTCATAACAGCTTCAAGACCACATGAACATAATATGAAAAGAGAATTCTTTTATAGTGGTTCTTTAAACGACCAAAGTGCATCGATGAACATATATTATTCATCTTCATTGGTATTTACAGACGTATCTAATCCTGCACTTAGTATAAATGAAAGAAATTTATTTTTTGATGGATGTAAACAAACAAAGAAAACGACTACTGATGGTCTGTCACCTATAGAAATAACATTAACTTCACCAACAGTTCTTGTTACAAAGGAACCAGCAGAGTCAAAATTAAAAGTTAAATAATGAAAAAACTACGTAACATATATTTATTGATGAACAAAAATGTTACAATCAATTTAATTCTTAGGAGTATATAAAATGGGATTTCTTGACAACACCACGACAACAGTCGATGCAATACTCACCAAAAAAGGTCGTGAGTTACTAGCTCGTGGTCAAAACGAATTTAACATCACCAAATACGCTTTGGCTGATGATGAGGTTGACTACAATCTATGGGATACAAGTCATCCTAACGGAACTAATTTTTACGGAGCAGTAATAGAGAACATGCCGTTATTAGAGGCAACACCTGATGAAAATCAGATTATGAGATACAAACTTGTTACTCTACCAAAAAATACTGCTAAATTACCTATAATGGAATTACCATCGTCCAATCTTACATTTAACGGGCCTGGTATTTCACAAACAATTACACCGAACACCAGAAATGGAAGTGATGCAACTCTCGGATATACATTCGTACTACACAATGCAGATGCTGCTAATTTAACTGTGGCATCAGGTGGTGGAGTAACTGCACCAGGAGTTGGTTCAGTTGTGTTCTTGAGTGAGGAAGAAAGACAAAATAGTATAACAGTAATTGCTACATCTGTTAATATTGTATCAAGAAGTACTTCCTCTCAGATTACAACTCAGATAACCATCGCTGGTAATGAGACAGGTGCTTCTCAAACTATAACAGCAACAGTCAATCCAGCGGCTGGTGGTTTATCTTAGGAGGTATAAATGCCAATTTTTTATAGATTCGATTCAGAAAATGACGTAGTATCAAATTTTAAGACTACAGTATCGAGTGGGATATTTAGTGGTGGAGTAGGAAGTCTTACTTCATTTTTTACTTCGTCAGTCCAAAGTGGTAGTACAGGTGCTTACTACTATGATGTATACAAAACAGACCCAGCTTCTGATTCAGAAGCAGAGATTCAATTCTCTTTAGCTTATGGACACAAAGAAGGAAGTGGTTCGTTAGGGACAAAAGGTGCAGTTGGAAGTCGAGCTTCTGCTACAATATACAGACAAATGAGAAATCTATTATTGGCACCTAACGATGACCAATTTACAATGGCTGGTTCTTTCGATACTGATGATATAGCAGTTATTTCTTTCAACAGAGCAAGGATGAGAGAAAAGGTCGATCCAGGTAATTGGGAACTTCACTTACAAGGTACAAGTAAGATTAAATTAATTGATGATAGTTCAGCACAGGCGGCATCTTTTGGTAATGGTGGTCGTGTCTTTAATGTTGTTAGTGGTTCAATTGATGGTGGTACTACCGTTATTCAAACTGCAGCTGCTAGTGAAACACGAGGTGGTATTGGATTATTCTATCCTGATTTAGGGATTGTGATACTAAGACCAAGTGCACTTAAGACTAAGGCTGGTATATCGTTTAGTACTGGTTCTAATACTATGGGTAATAACTCAGGTGTAGTATTTGATTCATTGACTTCAGGTGCTTATTTTCAGGCAAGAAGAGAAGAAGTAATTACTTCACAACACTATTTCTGTAGAGTTCCTAATAAGGAGTTTAACTTTAGTTCCAATCCAACTTTTACTACTGGATCTAATGGTGATTTTGC